CTCAGTCGGTTAGAGCATGCGGCTCATATCCGCAGTGTCCGGGGTTCAAATCCCTGCATCGCCACCAATTGATAATCCGAAGAAGTCCGATAAAGCAAAAAAGCCCTTAATTTTAAAGGGCTTTTTTATTTAGATCGTTCAGCAATGTCCGATAAAAACCATTGACATCCGGTATTTTTAGGGGTAACTATTGGGGTAACTTAAGCAGCAAGCTGGCTTGTTACCCCCAAATCTCGACGGGAAGACCGCCTAATGTCACTAAACGATACACGGATCCGAAATGCAAAGCCAAGGCCCCAACAATACAAGCTCTACGACAGCGAAGGTCTGTTCCTCATAGTCGCCCCTTCTGGCGGTAAATGGTGGAGGCTGAAGTTTCGTTTTGATGGAAAGGAAAAGTTGATGTCTTTGGGAACCTATCCCCAGGTTTCCCTCTCTCAGGCCAGGGAGAAGCGCAACAAGGCGAAAAAACAGGTGGCCGCGGGACTGGACCCGACGAGTGTTCGCAAGTCTCTAAAAGCCTCACAGGACCAGGATGAGAGCACTTTCGAGGTTGTCGCGCGTGAGTGGCATTTAAAATTCAAACCGACCTGGACGCCAAAACACTCGAGAACGATCATTCGGCGGCTTGAAGCCAACGTGTTTCCTTGGATAGGCCAATGCCCGATCGCTGACATTAAAGCCCCGGAGCTTTTGACGGTCCTCAGGAGGGTCGAGGCCCGGGGGGCGCTGCATAGCGCCCACAGAATAAGGATCATCTGTGGGCAGGTTTTCAGGTATGCGGTCGCTACCGGCAGGGCTGAACGAGATCCGAGTGGTGATTTGAGAGGCGCGTTGCCCCCGGCCCAAACTAAACACATGGCGGCAATCCTTGATCCACAACGGCTTGGCGCGTTGCTTCGCGCAATGGACGGCTATGAGGGCTCCCACGTGGTCCGGGCTGCTCTACAGCTTACCCCTTTGCTTTTCGTCCGCCCAGGCGAATTGCGCCAAATGGAATGGTTGGAGGTGGACTTCGATTCGGCTTTATGGAGCCTTCCTCCCGAGAAGATGAAGTCCCGTTCGCCACACTTGGTTCCGCTGGCCACCCAGTCGGTTGAAATACTGAAAGACCTGCGCCCCCTGACCGGTGGTGGCAAATTCGTCTTCCCATCCCATCGAGGGAAGGGGCGTCCCCTAAGCAACATAGCCGTTCTCGCGGCGCTGCGGCGTATGGGTTACGAAAAGACTGAGGTGACGCCGCACGGCTTCCGAGCGACGGCGAGGAGCTTGCTTGATGAAGCCCTCGGTTTCGCTCCTCACCATATAGAACATCAGTTATCGCACCTTGTCCGCGATCCGCTCGGACGTGCCTACAACCGGACTGAACACCTGCATGAGCGGCGGCGCATGATGCAGGCATGGGCGGATTACCTGGACAGCTTGAGGTCCGGGGGCAAGGTTATCCCCTTCCAACGACTGCATGCGTAGCCCGCAGCCTTCGGATGCTTCCTTTCAGAGGGATCATAACCTGAGAGAGTCTGATAAAAAAATTCCTACTATTTTTTGCGACCCGCCGACAATGCCGGGGCCTAAACTGAAGAAGGCTTCGAAGCCGCTTCTCAAAGCGGTTGCCGATCGAATTAAAAGCCGAGAGGGCCTTTACCGGGAGTTGCTTTCCCTGTGGGGCTTCGACAAAGAAACGCATGTCGATCAAAATCAGCAGCCGGAGTGTATGACCCGGTTGGCCAACATAGTGGCGCAGGCCCTCCTCGACAAAAAAGAGCGAAAGACCGTTCAACGAGAAAAGGATCTCGCCAAAGACTTGGCGCAAAAGACAGCCGCGACATGGCGGGGGAGGGCCATCGAGGAAGACGAAAGACCCGCACGCCTAAAAGAATTCTCGCGGATCGCCCAGCGAAGGGTGATGGCTCAGTATGATGCCCAGGTCTTAGCCTCAAAGCCTGCTCGGCACGACAAGGAGCCCTTTCGGCGCTTGGCCGTTCATCTCTACGACTTTTTTTCGGAGTTCACCAGCCAGCCCTACCGCTTTATGGCAGCAATCACGGGCCTGTTTAACCTGCACCCCCGGGGGTTCTGTTCAGAGTGCCGCTTCTTGCCCGTATCGCGCAAGCCCTTCCACAGGCACAAAAATCAGAGCCTTGCGACAATGGTACGGGAAGGCACAAACATGTGCAAGCTCGAAAATATTTTCGAATGCCCTCGCCACACCACCGGCCGTCAAACCCTTAAGAGGATCATCGACGCCAAAATCAGCATCAACCCGCCTATAAAAAACCCTAAATCCTAACCGAGTTTTTTCGCAAGCGTATTTTCCTCGCATATTAGACTGTTACATTTCCCGTCCCTTCTTTTTTCTATCCCCATTAATCTACATAACATATTGATATTAAAGTATATTATGTTGACCGTACCGCTCGTTTATTATACAAAATAGTTCACCAACCAACAAAATAAACCGGCAAAGGAGGAATAGCCGATGAAAGGGATGAAACAAACATCCGCGGCCTTGCGGCGCATGGGTTATGAAAAGACGGCGGACACCTGCCTGCGACTTCCGCAAGTTCTTAAAATTATACCTGTTTCCCGTTCGACATGGTGGGCAGGAGTCAAAAATGGGATTTACCCGAGGCCGATCAAACTCGGCCGCCGTATCACCGTCTGGAAAGCCTCGGACATCCAGAAGCTGATTGACGACGCAACTCGTTAGACAGACTCGCGGGGCGGCGCGATGAATGGCTATTTCACTATCTATCGAAAGCTCGGAGAGTCGGAATTGTGGTTGTCCGAGAAGTTCACGCGGGGTCAGGCCTGGGTCGATCTAATCATGCTGGCGAGCCACAAAGAAAATACATTTCAAATCAGAGGGATAAAAGTCAAGGTTAATCGCGGGCAACTGGCATGGTCGGAGGTGTCGCTGGCTAAGCGGTGGCGATGGTCGCGGGGACGGGTGAGGCGTTTCTTAAATGGACTCGAAAACGAACAAAGGATAGTACAACAGAAAAACAAGGTAACTTCCTTAATTACCTTGATAAACTACGACAGATACCAACTCGGCGGTACAAGTGACGGTACAAGTGGCGGCACAACTGACGGTACACAAACAAGAAATATAAAAAATATAAGAGATAGAGGGGCAGCCAAAAAACGGGCCGCAACCCTCCCTCCAGACGAGATTCAGTTCACAAAAACCCACCAACAGTTAGCCGAAAAATCCGGCGCATCCCTGGACGATGAATGGTCCCGATATTGCGATTGGGCCTATTCGAAAGGCGAAAGGCGAGTAGACCACCTGCGGGCCTTCAATAACTGGCTGCGTCGCTGCACCCAATACAATCTCAACAACGGAGAACCGATCTGCCGATTAAAAGAGGCTGACTACGATGATTAATTCTGTCCCGAACGACGCCGAATCCGAACGCACCGTCTTGGTGACCGCCCTTATCAACGACAGCTTGGCTTATGAGATCGTGGACAACCTGAGGGATGAGGACTTTTTTAGCCCAATAAATGCCCGAGTATTTCGTGCAATTCAAAAACTGGTGGATGCCGGGCTCCCTCTCGAAGTTGCGGCGATCCTGGCCGAGCTGCGCAAGGATCCTGACGGCGGTGAAGGGGCGACCCTCTATTTGTCCCGACTGATGGATGAGCCGCTGACGACGAATCCTGCCCACTACATCGGGCTCCTGAAAGAGTGCCACCGGTTGCGTCGGGTCATACAGGCGGCAGAAAGGGCGACCAAGGCAGCCACTGGCGGTATCGAGTCGGCGAGGATCTTGGGGCAACTGCAAGCGGATATTTTCGCTATTGAGGGTGACGACCAGCAACAGGTAGAGGCGAGCTTTGGCGATCTTGTCGATCGGGCTATTGACGGCGTCGAGGCTGCGCAACGAGGTGAAGCCAGCGGGCTAAAAACGGGCCTTTATCGGTTAGACCGTGAGACTGGGGGTTCCCAGCCTGGTGAGTTAATCATCCTTTCTGCGCGTCCGGGGATGGGGAAAACCGCCTTCGCTCTTGAAATCGCGAAAAACGCCGCGATGAACGGCCATGCGGTCGGGTTTTTCTCAATGGAGATGACGGCTCCTCAACTGGCGCTGCGGACTGCTTGTTCGTTGGCCGGGGTTCCCTACAACAGGGCAGTGACTGGTCGGTTGAACGGCGACGAATGGTCCGCTTTGGTTGAGGCTCAATGCAAACTGCACAGCATACCGATACACATCGACGATGAGGCGGCACTGCACATTATCGAGATCGGGCGGCGGGCGCGGCGGTGGAAGCGAGTTCATAACATCGAATTGCTGGTTGTTGATCACATCCAGCTGGCTCGGTCGGACAACCCGCGGGATCGCTACTTGATGGTGACGGAGATCAGCGCGGGACTGAAGGCAGTAGCCAAGGAGCTTAATATCCCGGTATTGGCGCTCTGTCAGCTGAACCGAGAGGTTGAGAAGCGAAAGGACCGCTGGCCGCAGCTTTCTGACCTGCGGGAGTCCGGTGCAATCGAGCAGGACGCGGACCTCGTCCTCGGGATCTATCGGGCCGCATATTACAAACCAGATAAGGCCGATCCAAACGAGGCCCAGATACATATCCTTAAGCAGCGGAACGGTAGAACTTGTTTCGTGCGGATTGGCTGGAACGGGGCCTCCATGAGGTTTTACAACCCGGTTCAAACATAAACAGGTGGCGCTCGGGCCGCCTCCCGAGCGGGTGGATGGTGGGCAACTGGAAAAAGGAGAGGAATACGCATGGTCGATAGAAAAACCGTACGGGTAACATTAGAATTTAGTCGAGTAAACGGCCAACTACTGGACGTTTATAGCGACGCTCAAAACGATGGGGAGCACGCTATTGCACAACGAGCGTTGGCCAAAATCATACGGTCGAGTGAAAGTGGCTGTATAGACCCATTGTTAGCGAGCTTTGGGCTTAGAGAGGGAAAAAACTTAATTTACAAGGGCAATGTGAATGCAGGTTGAGCGAAGAGCAATAAATGTGGAAGGTGTCCGAATGAAATGTGTGGGATGTCCAAAAAAACAGGCGGGCTGTTATCCACGGTTTGATGGCGTTAAGCGTTAAGCAAGGTTAAAAATATGGGGCGTGAAAAAATTGACAACCGCGAGTTGGAGCGGCTGCTTAACAGCGGCTTAACGCAGGCGGAAATAGCCCGACGGTTCGGAGTATCGCGAGCGGCTGTTTCTCTGCGGCTCCGCGCGTTACGGGGAAAAACAACCCGAGCCATAGTATCCAAGAAAATTCTGGCGGTCGTTGACAAGAAAATCGACGCCATCGCGCAGCTGCTTGCAATCAATGAGAGGGCGAACCAGATGCTCGATGAAGCCGAGAGCGACGCCGGTCTGCGGCTCAAGGTCATGGCCGAGATCAGGGGTCAACTCCGGTTGCAGCTTGAAATCTACCAAACCATGTTCGATCTGCAGGCAGTCAAGGAGTTCATGGACGAGACCATGGCCGTTATAGGCCAGGTAGAACCGGAGGCAAGGCGTGAGATCATCCGCCGACTTAACGAAAGAAAATCTGTTCGATCGGCTCTGCACTTCACTTGAGCGGATAGGAGGTTGTGAGCGGCAGTCGGTCTCGCTTGCCGAGTGGGCCGTAAAGACTCCTATCGTATTGGACGGAGCCCCCTTCAGCTTTTATCGCCACGAGTACCTGCAAGGACCCTACAACGACCCCGCCACGTTCGAAGTCCACTTGAAAGCCACCCAACTGGGGCTGACCGTGCTTGGTATGCTCAGAAGCCTCTACAGCCTCCGTTATCGCGGCTTTAAGGGTGTTCTATACCTTTTCCCGAGCCGGGCCGATGTGGCTGACTTCAGCCGCGCCAGGGTGAAGAATTTGATCGGCGAGAACCCGGATACCATCGGACGGTGGCTCTCGGACACGGATAATATCGGACTCAAGAAAGTCCACGACGGCCACCTGTACCTGCGCGGGATGGTCAGCCGCGTGGGCCTGAAGTCGGTGCCGGCCGACCTGGTTTGTTTTGACGAGCTGGACGAGGCCCGCGACCAGAGCGCCGTTGACATGGCGATCGAGCGCATGGCGCACAGCGAGTTCAAAGAGGTTTTGATGCTGTCGAATCCGAGTCTGCCTGATTTCGGCATCGACTTCCAGTTCCAGCAGACGGACCAGCGGTACTGGCTCATCAAGTGCCAGGGGTGTGGGCGCTGGTGCAACCTGGTGGAGGATTTCCCCGGTTGCCTGCAGGAGACCGGCGACGGCCGCACCATCCGGGCTTGTGTCTCCTGCGGCAGGGAGGTTGACATTTCCGCCGGGGAGTGGGTACCCAAGCGGCCAGAGGTGGACCGGAGGGGTTACCAGCATTCACAGCTGCACTCGAGCTTTGTCGAGCCCGCGGAGCTGCTAAAGAAGTTCAGGACGGCCCGGACGCTGACGAATTTCTATAATCTGAACCTGGGCCTGGCCTATGTCGAGGCCGAGAACCGGCTGACGGTCGAAGAAGTCCTGGCGCTGTGCTCAGACGCCGGGATCGCCGATAGGGACGAAAGCCCGTGTTACATGGGCATCGACCAGGGCCGCGACCTTCACGTTGTGATCGCCAGACGCCAGGGAGATAAGACAGCGGTGGTGCATCTGGGGATTTACCGCGACTGGCAGGAGCTGGACGCGCTTATGAAGCGTTTTTCGGTGGCGCGGGCCGTTGTGGACGCCATGCCCGAGATGCGAAACGCCCGGGCCTTCGCGCAGCGGCACCAGGGACGAGTTTTCCTGAACTTCTACCAGGAGCACCAGAAGGGGGAGCCCCGCTGGGATGAGAGGGCCCTGACCGTTGCGGTGAACAGAACCGAGAGCTTGGACGCCAGCCACAACCTGATTCAGGGGGCCGAGGTGATCCTGCCGCGGCGGAGCGACCTGGTGGATGGCTTCGCCAACCATTTGCACAATGTGGCAAAGAAGCTGGAGGAAGACGAGGTGACCGGCAGCAAGCGGTACGTTTACATCCGTCTGGGGGAGGATCACTTTCGGCACGCTTTCAACTACACCGTCATCGCAATGCACGAATTGTCGCGTGGTTTTTTCAGCGGGGTCGATCTAACATAAAGAGCCGAGGGGAGCATTGTGAGGGAGAAGACATTGATAGAGAAGGTCCGGGACAAAGGCAGGGACAGGTCCCACGAGGATCATATTGCGCAGGTCACAGGGCTAAGGCAGGTCCCTCTGCCCGTGTATTACAGGCACATCGAAACGGGCGAAGAATATTTCGACATATCCGGCGCCCTTGCCTGGCCGGCAGCGGACAACCCAGGCTTCGGTGTGGTCGTTGGGGTTAAGAAGGGTGGCGACCCTCAGGAGCCGGCGCTTGAGGCCCTGGCCGAGTTCGAATCTGCGTCGGTCGAGGGGCTTTTAAGGGCGTGCTGCAAGATACGGGGCCGGTGGGGGTTTCCGGAAGTGCTTAGTGTCTGGCTGGCCGACCAGGAGCGATTCAGCCCGATCCTCACGGACTTCAACCACAACAGAAAGCACCAGGACGCCCTTATCGTTTCAAACCCGTACGACTTCGAAAGGCCGAACCGGAGTGAGATCAACCTGCAGCGGGTTTTCGAGCTGCTGCGGCCCGGCAGGAGCGGCGAGAAGCGCCTTTTCCTGGGCGGCTGCAACAGGCTACAGGGGTGTCTCAGAGACCTGCCTCACGATGCGGCCCAGACGGGCCAGGTTGAGCGATGGCCGGCAGCTGCGGCCCTGGGCTACGCTGTGCACACGCTGCTGGTCTTAAAGCCCTGGCTTGGGTTTGTAAAGCACCGGCGGCTGGTGGGCACCAGAGGCGACGAGAACGATAGCCTCTTCGGTCTGCCGATGCACGAGCAGCGGGAGGTGCTTGCGTTACTTGGCCTGGTCTCGGAGGATGAGGGTTTTGACGACGACGGCCGGCTCCTGGGCACCATCCGGTGATACGGGGCATTTTGTCGCCGTAGCGGCTATGAAAGCCGATTTCACCGGCGGTTCAGTCAATCGTGGTGCCTGTGATCACAGGATTGCTGGGTGCTGCGATCGGCCGGGTGACCACGGAGGTGAAGATTAAAAAAGGCGAATATAAAAAGAATGTATCAACCGAGTGAACGAAAGCCTTTTAATGTAAAACAAAAAAATATCCTGAATTGTTGTGATGCGCAAACCGTATTTGGCAAGGTTACAAGGAATTGCAGGGCTGAAAAAAGCCGCCGGGGAAATCAAACTCACCGAATACACCGAGGAAGAGTCACAAGCAGCAAAGG